AATTTGATAATCCTGGACCGAATGGATCTGTTTTTGATACTCCGTTTTGTGCCATTATTTTTTCCCCATGTAATAAGCACTGCCTAGTGTTCCTAAAGCTCCGAGTGTTTGGCCATATACACTCGGTCCAGCTTGTTGTTGAGTCGATGTATTATATCCATATTGTTGAGTGTTGTATGGAGTGCCTTGTAGAGCTCCGAGTGCAAAGTTGATATCTTCGTAAGGTTTTTTAGTAGTGTCTAAATAATCAGCATAAGCTAAATCTAAAGCTTGTTGGTCTAATAGTCTTTTTGCTTCTCCAGTAGATATTAATCCTGCGGCAGCTTGTTGTTGTAAGCCTTGGGTAAGGGTTGCAAGATTTTGATATTGTTGTGCTGCTTGCAGTCTGCCTGACTCTTCAGTTTCGTAAGCTCCTCTTGCTGCAGTGTCTGATGCGAGTCTTCCTGCTCTGTCTGCATCGAACCTGCCTGCTGCGAACCCTAGTCCTTCAGCTAGACCTCTTGCTCGTAAATCAGCTTCGCTCTGGATTCCTTCTGAACCCAACACAGCCTCTTGTATTCCTAAACGAGAACCACCGAATGCACCACCTTTTGCTGCAGCAGCACGAGCTGCATTTTGTTGAGCTATAGTCTGTTCTTGTATGTCTCGTATTGCTGGATCCATAGCTTCAGAATATATATCCATATACTTCTGTGCTTCTGTGCCTTCACCTATTGCAAAATCTTCACCCATCATATCTCCATAGAGATCTTGATAAGTCCTAGCAGTTCCATCGTCTTTTGTTCCTAAATATCCTTGGCCAATTTGATCCATAAATGTCTGAGAAGATTGCGTATCAGCAACTCCGTCACCGTCTGTATCAAAGCCACTTATATAGCCTTGGTAATCTCTTGCACCTTCGGTCAGCATCCGTCCAGCTTCTTGCTCTTCTAAAGAAAGCTTGCTTCCAGGAACACCAAGATCGCTCGAAAGACCGAATGTTATTTCTCTTGCGTTGGTTGTATCTCCAGCAGCAGTTGCTGCAGCAGCATCAGCTTCAGTTATCTGCCCATCACCATCATAGTCGTAAGCTGTATTTAGGTATTGTTTTTGCCTTTCGCCTTGATATCCAGCTTCTGGTATATAATTGCCTTGTGCATCAAACTGAGGTTCAACTAAAGTTGCAGCTTGCCCAAATATCGCTTTACCAGCTTGCGAGACCCACTCTGGAAGTTGCGTGCCTGCTAAAGTTGTTCCTGAGCCTTTTAATGTTACTGGCGTATTGTCAAAGCACATATTATATCTCCACGTATAAAGAGCCAGCCTTAGTTAATCCGAGACGTTCGAAGAATTTATCTTTTCTTTCAATGTCTCCTGAAAAAACATGACCGAGCTTAATTTTTAATTTAGCTGAGTTTCCTGAATAAATAAAGTTTTTTACTAATTTAATTGCAATGCTTGATTTTCTATTCTCTGGACGAACATAAAACCACAAGTCTCTAAGAGACTTTTCGTCTGACCACCAATCAGAATTTGCTATCCCTGCAATAGAACCAACAATTTTATTTTTAACTTCTGCAACCAGAACAATGCCTTCTTCTAAAGCCAACTTTATAGTGCTATATAATTTTTCTGGCTTAACTGGTGCCAGCTTTATGTTCGTTTCTGAATGCATTTTTAATAGCATTTCATAGATTGGTTTTATATCTTGCATTGTTGCTTCTCTTATTTGCATTACATTCCGCTTAAAGCTCCCATTTCAGGTGCTTGTTGCTGTCCACCAACCTGAGATATAATTTGCTGCAGTTCTGGCAACAGCTTCATTAATACGCTCGCAACGTCTGGTGTAATAGCTGCATCGAGCATCCTAAGCTCCTCTGGAGCCATGTTGGCTAATCTTGCGACTAATACTGCACCAATCTCTTGAGAGGGCTTCATTAGCTGTGCTACAGCTTCTGGAGGCAACTCTTGAGAGGGTCTTTGCATGTTCGCACCTTCCATCGATGGCATTGGTGGTCTTTCTTCCATATTCATTTCTTCAGCCATATTATATCTCCTTTTGTTTATAAAGCACTGACCAGTCTGTTACTTTGCAAAAAGATCCTATGACCCAACATGTAGGCTCTAGAATTTTTCTGTAAACTTTACCTAAATAGTCAGGCTTATCTCTCTCGCCATATATATAGGAAATTTCATTTGCACGATGTCCTGCAACATGTTTCCAGAACTTTACAAACTTGCCTTTACGCATTTGCTTAACCATCCACACTGCCCAAACATGATATCCATTGACATGTGTTGGTGTTAAATGATCTCTCGTGAACTTATAATCCAAGACAACTTCTTTTCTTGTTAGAAATCCCTGTCTCATCAATTCATTACAGATAACTCTGCCTCCAACTATGCTGCCTAAAACTCCACCAATAACTCCACCAAATCCAGGAAGGATTGCATTGCCTAAAATTTTACCGAGTGCTCCAGCTCCAGCAGACTTTGCAGCTTTAACAGGATCTCTACCTAAAGCAAGCTGTACAGCAAAGTTCCCTACAGCTCCTACCGCTGCACCTTTTAATTGTTGATCGTCTAATAGTCTTGTTGTAAAAGATGGGTTGGTTTCAGATAAAATATCACTCTTACCTATAATTCCTCCGAGGTTTTCAACAGCTTCTTTACTGCCCAGTGCTTCAACAGCTTTTGTAGAGTCTATTAGACCTTCACCTGTTATAGCATTTGTTGCCTCTAAAGGTGCAAATTGCTCTCTAGTAATTTTATTTAAATCAAATAAAGTTTTACCTGTTGCGACATCTAAAGCTCCTGTTGGTGCATAAGGAAGCCCTCCTAAAACTCCACCGCCCATAGCTAAACTCGAGCTTATACCTTCTGCTAGCTGACCTGCTATGGGAGCGAACTCTTTTTTCATTATTTCATTAGGAGACGGCAAGCCTTCTATCTGACCATTCTCTTCTATAAAAGCCTCATAATCTTTTAAGAGCTTGTCTTGCTCCTCGTCTGCTGGGTCGTAAACAACTTCGCCTGTTTTAACTTTAGTCACCCAATTAAGAGATGGCATTATTGCCGAACCGTAATAATCAGACAAAGAAAATGGTCCGAAGTCAAAATCTTTTGTAGGGTCTACAGACTCTGTTCTATACATATTATATGTAAATTTTTTATCGTCTTCACCGTTTACATTTGCTAGTGCTCCGACTTCATAAACCATATCAACTAACCTCCAATAAACTTGCAACAACGTGTAAACGATTTGCTGTTGCTGCTGTTACTTTTATTATTTCATTCTCTTGCACTACTAAAGGTGCTGTTAATAATTCTACTGTTGCATTCGCTCCAACTGCTTTTACTTTAAATAAGCTAAAAACTGCAGCAGAAGCATCCGTCAATGTTATTGTAATTGTATCTGCATTGCCACTATCTTCAGAAGCTAAAATAGATTTAACAACTGCTGTTGTTGCACTCGGACAAGTATACAGAACAGTTGCGTTCGTCGTTGTTAAATCTATTTTTGCATTTTTAAAGTTATTAGCCAATAAACCAACTCACTGCTTGGGAATTATCTTCCGTTGTTTTGCTTGCAGATGACGATGCAAAGAATGTTGCTTGTTTTTCTAGCTCAATTGTATTGTTAAGCCTAGCCATGTAAGCTTGTTGGTATTCTTTAGGAGGACTAGGCAACCTTAGAACTGCTAATGGAGCACTCATCTTAAACTGTCCTTTCTGCTGTTGACCCTAAAATCTCCTAATGACCAATCATCCTCTGTTCCTGAGCTATACACTTTCATACTTATCTGACGACCTTTTGCTCTGGTGCTTACTTTAGTGGTAGTTGATGTAATAGTAAATGGTCCTTTTGTTACTTCTGTAGCATTAGGATATTTCCGTGTATTAAATTCTACAAATAAATTAGTGCTTGAAGTCATTGTAACATCAGGAATGATTTTATCAACTAAATATAAATTCTCTCCTTCTTGAGTTAATTCTCTAGGAGAGCTTTCTATAAATGAGTTCATAGCTGAACCGTTATCCGTTGTCCCTGTCTCATGATTATAAAGGAATCCACTTTTATCAAAAGCGAATGGGACTTCCCTAAAACCAAAGCTGTCTGACCAAACTGTCCGATCCATAGTTCCAACAGTCCAAGCGTTCTCAGAATAATTATATGTTACATAGCTGTCTGGTTCTGGGTTAGCAAAATCTGAATTGTCTTCGCTCGGATAGAACCAAGTGATCTCCTTAAACTGTTTATTATGCCCTACAACTGTCTTGTCTTGATAGTTAAATCTCATTCTGTCAAAAACATAATATTGCACTGGGCAAGGTATTTCTTGAACTTGGCCATTGTAGAGATAAAAATTTCTCTTGCCCATCCAATAAATATTACCATCAACATTAACCATTGTATTGAGCCCTGCAGCTCCTGAACCTCCACTTGATAAAAGTCTAAAGCTAAATGTAAATGGAGCTCCTACAAAACTCATTCCATAGATACCTTCGTCTGTAGAAATAATTGTTTCTTCACGAGCTGAAATCATAGCTACAATTTTTGTGCCGACTTGCAACCTTTGGTCGCCTGCTGTGTTTAACGCTGTTGGACCCCATATAGCAAAGTTCTCTTGAGTAGACCAACGCACAAGCATTGGATCTATTGTTCCTGAAGATCCTCCTGTTGCAGCAACGTATGGGTCAGCACCACCACAAACAAAATGCCGATCAGGGAACGATACTGTAGACACTCTAGAAATTGTTGGCACACCAGTTGCGTCTGATTCTTCCGATATAAGCTCTGCTCTAGTTGTTACACCATCAGATGTATCAAAGTAATAAAGTGCTCCATTGCGCACCTGACACAAAACATCCTCTCCCCAGAGATTTAAACTCCAAGCAGAGCTTTCTAAACCAACATTAGAAGCAGTAGATGTACGAGTTGTTCCCCATGTGCTGTCTCCCCATGCACCAACACTCCAACCCAGTGCAGGGTCAGCGGATTGTATTCCTAATCCTGCTGCAGCACCAATAAGGTAGTTTATAACAACGGCATTTCCACCCCCTGCAGACACTGTGGAAGTAGCTGCACTAGGTGCAGTAATTGTAAATGTGTTTGTAGTTACTGCTGTTATTTGATAACCAGACCTCCTGTTAAGTGTATCTGCTGTAATACCACCAGTTGCCGTAGCACCATCAAAAACAACAAAGTCACCTTTTAATGCACCGTGTCCACTATCTGTAATTGTTAATGTTGTACTTGTATCTGCTGTAGCAATCGGAGCAATAAGAACTTGTGTAACTGTAGCACCACTATCATGAGCTGCAGCAGAGGTGCTGTTTGTTCCTCTTGTACAGCCTGTTAAAGTTAAAGTGCTAATGCCTGTATATGTTATAATTTCAGAGCCTATCTTAATGACTCCTGCTGTTTTAAAACCAGCAACACTCGTTAGGTCAATTTCAGTTTCGCTATCGTCTAAAGCTTCTGTTGTTGTGGTGGCTGCATTCGTTTTGTCTCGGAGAGGTGTAATGTCATAAAGAGCACTGTCTTGAATTATATATAAATGGTTGTGAGTTGAAACAATTATTCTGTCTATTCCGTCAGATATAGCTCTCCAAGGAATCATCTGCCTCGCAATGCCTTGAACAGAAGCTTCTGTTGTTGATGCTGTTCCGTCTGCATTTAAAGAATTAAAAACATCTCTTAACCAACCACCAATTTTAGTAGGATATCCGTTACGAAAACGAACAAGATCTCCATCAATCCAGAATGGACCATTTTTCCCAGCAGAATATTCTGTTATGTCTTTTACGATTCCTGGTTGAAATTTTAATAATTGTAAAGTCAAATCATCTCCATTGCTATCTCTGAAGTTTCATTATTTCTACGAGTCCATCCTTTGCCGAAAGTATCAAAAGTAGATAGTGATTCGTAAAAGTCTTGTCTGACTTTTTTATATTCTTCTATTACACTCTCTAATCCATGATGCTCTATATATTCATTTAAAGTTTTTAAAGTGTTTGGACCAATCCCTCCGTCAGAAACTGTCCCAATCATTGCTTGGAGATTTTTAGCAGCACGCCCTGTACCAGAATTAACTGCCCAATCGAAAACAGCTAAGTCTAAGCCTGAAGGAAGATGATCGCATCTACACCTATCCCAATAATTATTTTTATATATAGGAGCAACATCTTCTTGAGTTAGATCTTTCATGTTTTTAGATCCACCCCAATCTTCATAAACTCTTTTTGTAACTCCTAGATTTGTCTCTCCTCCAGGATCTTTCGGGTGGTTAACATACCCACCTTCGTGTTTTAAAAGAATTTTTAGAGATTTATCGAAGTTTTGTTTCATCAACTTGCTCTTTAAAAAAATTTTCTATTTGCTGTAAAAGGTCTGTTTTAGTTCTTCTTCTATCTAACTCTATACTATGCTCTCGCATAAAAAGCTCTAATTCTTTTTTATTCATAGATTTATAATCTTTAGAACTTTTGTTGTTAAATGAATCAATTGAAATAATTGGAGCTTCTTCACCGTTTATTTTTGCAAAGGCTTCTTCTCTTGTCATTGACGGTGTCGGTAGAGGTCTTCCACCTTTTACATATCTTAAATTATAAAGTTTTTCTCCGTCTTCATTTTGCCCAACGTGAAACATTTCTATATCACTCATTTTGTTAATCCTTTTGTTTTTTCATAACTGCGTAATCCACCAATGCCAAGTAATCCTCCTAAAGTTGTAAGGAGAGTAGACATGTCAAACTCAGGAAGCTCAGGAAGCTCCAATCCAAGCACCGTTAGAACAAAAACAAGTAGTGGCTGAATAACAAAGTGATATGCAAACGCAATTCCGCATACCCAACCCACAAACGGTCTCCATCCACCTTTGAACAAGCTGCCACTTGCAGCTTCTGCTTTATTAATTTCTAGTTGAGACAACAGTGCCTGTTGAGCGTGGGTATCGGACATGGTGGCAATCTCGTGAGCCAACTTAGCTTTTTGATCTTTGTCTTGGATCACCTTATCTAAAATAGATGTTACTGGACCAACAAGAGTATTAATTAAGCTCATTTTTAGAAATCCCTATATCGACATTTCCTGATATTGATATACGCTGACCTTTGCTCTCGTAAAATGGGAAGACTTCATGTTTCATTTCTGATGGAAACATAACCATGTAACCTTCAGCTTCTTTTTCCATGTTATAAATAAACTGAGACACCCGACCCAATGAATTTGTGTAGTGAAATGCAAAGTTAGATATAGTGCCACTGGCATTTGATTCAGCACATATCGGAAGCTTCTTCTGCTCTTCATAAGATGTAGGGATCTGCATCCATATAACAAAACTATAGACACCGCTGTGATCGTGCGGTGGATTAAACTCGTGCTTCTTTTGAAAGTTTACCCACAAGCTTTCTAAGTTAAATCCTTCACCTTCTTTCATTGTGGTTCTCCAAGGAGCACCATACGATTTAATATGACTATCAATAAAGCTAGGCAAAATATCTTTCATAAAATCTGCAATCAGAGGAGAGCTTCCGTCCAACCGAATAGATGAGCTAATATTTCCTGCCAATTCACTTTTCATATCTTCTGGTTTTTTCTTTGCTTCTTTAATTAATTTCCAAATACTCTTAATTATATCTTCTGGTAGTTTTCCTTCCACTACTCCAATGTTTGGGAAGTTTCTTTGTATAAGTTCCATTATCGAGCCTTTCCTCTAGGTTATTAACTTCTTTTTAATCTTAATTCCTCTAAATCTTTTTCTTTTTTACCTCCGTCATATGTCCAAGCATACCCTCTATAAACCATTTCTTCGTTTAAGTTTGTTTCACCACAGAATAAATATCCAAGCATACGACCATACTTCCCATCTTTTTCAGTTCTAACTTTTAATCCAGAAGCGATGCCATCTTCTAACCGTCTTGTTAGAAAATCTTTTGCTTCCAGACCCATAGCTTTTTCTTCTAAATCTCTAGTGCGAGATTCAGGAGTATCTATCCCTGCCAAACGCACACGTTCTTTTTTAGAAAGATTAAATCCAAGATCAATAACAATGTCTATTGTATCGCCATCAACTACTTTTACAATTTCTTTTATGGCGTATTCATACATTTTACATCCTGTAAAGTATTGCTAACAACAGAAGAATAATTGAAGTAGCAGAACCAACTGCCCAAGCTTCAATCCGCTTAATACGATTGTACAAATCTTTAAACTGAATATGAATCTCAGTCTCCAAAGCAACGACCCTTTTGTCGATCTCTGCAACCTCAGTTGGTATACCTGTTGTTTTGTTTCTCATTAGCCTACAAACGCAGTACCTGCTGATATTGCAGCTTTAATTTTAGTCATGTCTTCACTGCCCCAATCATCTAAAGCCATCATGTCTACAAGGTATCCCATTGACCTTGACACTCTCGCTTTCTTTTCGTCATGTGTCATGTCATGTGCAAAGTCTTCATTTGTTGCATCACTGCCCTTGTCATGGGTCGCTATGACGGATGTAATCGTACTTGCACCATTTAAACACGCTGCGTAATTCTGTGCTTTGAGTTCGTCTGTTCTTGTTTCTTCAGCCATTGATTTTCTCCTTTTTAAATTAACCGTCTTCTAATGTTTTAATTCTTGCTAATGCTGCATCTAATGCTGTTGATAGTTCTTGTACTGCTTTAATTAAAGCCCATTGAGTATTTTCTATTTTTACATTTTTTGTACCATCGGGCAAATTAGTAACATCGTTAGGAAATACTGCTTCTAATTCTTGTGCTATAACACCAGTTTTAACTCCTGACTTATTAAGAACATTTAAACCTTTACCATCGTTTAATGCTTTAACATTGTCATCTAATTCATCAAAAGTACGATATTCAAAATTGCGTATTTTAACTTGTAGTATTTCTGCAAGTCCTTTAGGACTATCAACTATATTTTTCTTTATACGTTCATCTGAAACGGTATTAAATGTAGAAGAATTATCGCCATTAATTAAAGGGCGTGTAGACCTTGATCAATACTATCAGGGGATGCAAACTGCTGAAAACGTCCTTATCGTCCCACAGGGAGGGTTAAAGCGTAGAGCAGGCACACAGCATATTGACAAGGGCTTTGAGTCTTTTGTTCCATATCTTAGCAGTGACATTGCAGGAGCAGAAATTGATATTATGCCTAATGGCGGTACTGCGGCCAATATTAATGATTTTAACCCTGCAACAGTTGCAACTACGACAAACTCTATTGGAACATCAGCAAATTATGTTGTTGCTTACTATGATTTAAGTGGCATATCTAATATAGGCGCCCAAAGAGTTAATTTTATTGATGTTAAAAATATTAAATTAGTAGGCTCTGCATCGGGCGCTACTGGTATCTTTACGGTTGAGTGGTCAACCACTGGCGTTGCATGGAATAGTCAATCTATTACAGTAACAGATACAGCACAATCTGTACGAGTTGCTGTTTCTACAACAAACCAGTACAGGTACTTTAGAATTAAAAGAACAGGAGATACTAGCGATTTAGGTACAGCTAAAATTGAGTTAAGCGAATTCAATATACTGTACAACAATGGTTCTGTATCTAATATAAAGACTTTTGACTTTAGCATTGAAACTAATAAACATTATTTATGTGCTGTTAGCGGTGGTTCTGTAAATGATTTTTCTTTTACTATCTCATCTGGAACACCAGTCTTAAACAGTTCATATACTCTCGGCGGATCAACATACCTAATTACCTCTATTAATGGCAGTATTATTAGGACTCGCAGGACAGAAGGCACAAGCACACCCACTGCTTCTGGGACTTTGGTAGGCACTCCAAATTTAAGTTACAGCGCATTTGATAATATCCCTGCGGTTGGCGGCAACATGGCTCTTTATTATGTGCCTGAAACATTAAGCACAAGTTTAGTGTCTTCTAACTGGAACCCTGTAGCGAATTTAATAGTTCCTTTTGAGTCTTCTGAAGTACCTAATGTGCGTGATGTGCAAACAGAAAATGTCATGTTAATGTTCCATGAGGATCATCATCCTAAAAGAATAATAAACACAGGTGGTGACGTATTTACTATTGACGACATTCCTTTTTTAAATGTTCCGCAATTTGATTATAACGATGCGTCTAGCCCTATTCCTGTAACAGCACAACAAACACTTGTTTTTCATAGTTCTCAAGAGTTAGGAGATAGATTTCAAATAGATGTTGAAGGAGTGCTAAGTAAAAACATAACGTATGCAGGAAATACTGCAAACGGAGATATTTCTACTGCTGAAAACATAAGAAAAAATTTGCAAGATATGCCTATATTTGGAGACACAGGTATAACCGTAACAAATACAGCAACTAGAACATTTACAATAGAAATAGATGGTGATTCAGCAGGAACTTATAAACAATTTACAGCATTTGTAACTACTGGTTCAGATCATTCTATTACTATTACTTTAAATGCGGCAGGATCTCCTAGAAAGGAAGACGTATGGTCTGCAACTAGAGGATACCCTAAGACAGCCGCATTCTATGCAGGAAGGTTATGGTTAGGCGGCACAAAGTCTAAGTTACAAAGTTTGTTTGCATCTAGGTCTGGATCGTTCTTTGATTTCTACACAGAAGAAGGTGATGATGACGAGGGTATCTTTACAACAATATCCTCAAGACAGCTAACAGAGATTATTGACATTAACCCTGATCGTGGCCTACAGGTGTTTACAGCAGGGGCAGAGTTT